AGGAAATGCTTATACAAGTTATCCCGGAGGTGGAGGAGGTGGCGCTGGCGCTGTTGGCGCTAATACTCCGGGAAATGCAACAGGTGGTGGCGGTGGCAATGGCCTTTCTTCTTCTATTACTGGGTCTTCTGTTACTAGAGCAGGAGGAGGTGGTGGAGTAGGTAATGCTGGAACAGGCGGCGCTGGAGGTTCTGGAGGGGGTGGTGCTGGCGCAGTTGCTACAACAAACAATGGAACTGCTAATACCGGAAGCGGAGGTGGAGCATGGGGAGACAATAATACCGGCACTTCAGGAGCAGGAGGTTCTGGCGTTGTTATTCTTCGTTACTCTGCTGTATTTAATTTAACTGTTGGGGCGGGACTCACTTATTCAACATCAATAGATGGTTTAGACAAAGTTACAACTTTTACAGCAGGTACTGATACGGTTTCTTGGGGATAGTATGGCTTATTATGCTTTTTTAAATGATAAAAATATTGTTACAGAAGTTATTGTTGGCAAGGAAGAAAACGAATTATTAGAAGGTGTTTCTCCAGAACAATATTATGGAAATATCCGCAAACAAGTTTGTAAAAGAACTTCATATAACACCTATTCAGGAGTTCATCTTTTGGGAGGAACTCCATTTAGAAAAAATTATGCGGGTATTGGATATCTATATGATGAAGATAAAGATGCTTTTATTCCACCGCAGGATTATCCAAGTTGGGTTTTAAACGAAACCACTTGTTTATGGGAGGCTCCAGTTCCTATGCCAGCAGATGGAAACGCATACGCATGGAATGAAGAAACACAAGCATGGGATTTAGTTGAGGATTAAAACATGGCATTAGAAAGCGCATCATACATTAGCGGATTGGTGTCTACGAACCCTAGTGGTTCTGACGCTATATCTCAGGGCGACGATCATCTTCGCCTAATTAAAACAGTTTTAAAGGCTTCTTTGCCAAACGCATACGAGGCGGTTAATGGTATTCATACTGGCGCAACCGCTCCGACTTCTACATCAGCGGGCCAACTGTGGTTTGACACTTCTAATAACTTGTTAAAGATGCGTAACGAGGCTGACAGCGGATGGATAAATATGTCCGCATCTGAAGGCTCAAGACTGCTTGATGTTACTCACGATATTGAATCTTCAACTGGTTCTTTTAGAAGCAATACATACGTTAATACCGGATGGAGTGTTACACATACTTGTCTTTCTGCAACGTCAAATTTGTACATTCATGTAGACGGAGGCCAACAAACTTTTAGTTCTTGGGATTCTGGCAGTCAACATCAATATGGTTACATTCGTCTAGCAAATACTTCTGGAGTTTTGATTACTGGAACAACTGACAATATTTTAATTGCTGACATGAAAGATTCTGTTGGCTCTGGTTTGTCTACTAATGAGTTTGGGGCGGGGTTCTCTCATACTTGGAAAGTTATTCCCGCCAACAGACCAGATACTCCTAGCGCAGTTGGTAGCAATACATTTAATATTTTTATTAAAACTCCACAATCAGGGGCTGGTGGAACAACTTTGTTTACTGGTAATTTTATGGTTTGGGAGATTGAAGAATGAACAATGTAACACTTAGTAACATTCTTTGGAGCGCCGCACCAGATCAAGGGTTTGCTATTTACGGGGTTGTAAATAACGAAACGGATTACAACGATAAGGTTGTTTATAACGACCCAACTAAAAAACCTTCTTGGGCTACGGTACAAGCCGGTCAAGACCCAGAACAATGGAAAGTAGTTAGATCAGAGCGTAATGGAAAACTAGGCGCATCTGATTGGTCTGTACTTGCAGACGTGCCTATTACTCCAGAAAAGAAAACAGAATGGGAAACCTACAGGCAGGCTTTGCGTGATATAACCAACCAGCCTGATCCATTTAACATTACATGGCCTACGCCTCCAGAATAAATGCCACTAGTACCATTTGAAAATGTTGGGCAACTTGGAATAATACAGGATACACCTCCATACAATATTCCACAAGGTGCATGGTCTGACGGCAACAATGTAAGATTCCTCGATAACGGCGTAAAGAAAGTTGCTGGATACTACGAGGTTATGGCTACTTGTCCGTTTGCCCCGTATTACATTCATCCGTATCTTACGGTAGATGGTATCTATTATTGGATTGCATACGGCGAAACCGACATTGCGGTATGGAATGGAACAACTTGGACTGATGTTACAAGACAAGAAGTTCTTACGTTAAATGGTGCTGTGACTGCTGGAGCATCTAGCATTACGGTAGATACTGGGGCTGTGCTAACATCTCTTGCCGCAAGCGGAACCCTGCACATTGGCGTAAATGATGACGATGCTAATACATACGAAAAGATTACTTACACTGCTAGGGATACTGGTACAGGTGTAATCACGCTATCAGGAACTCTGGCAAACAATCACTCTGATAACGCTATTGTTACGCCAGCAGATTCTACAACTACGTCTGACGATGATTACGGCGCTAACACAAGTAGCCGTAGATGGACTGCCACCAACTTAAACGGTTTGGTTGTTGCGACCAACGGTTTTGATACGCCTCAGATGTGGCCTTTGAGTGGTGGTATACCAAGCACAGGTTCTCCTTTTATTGAATTGCGTAACTGGCCTTCTGGACAGTCTTGCAAATCTTTAAGGTCATTTAGAACATTCCTTATTGGTCTTAACTGGACAAGAACAAACAATGAACCTCGACTAGTTAAATGGTCTACAGAGGCGGCATTTGGTAATCCTCCGTCAACATGGCGAGAGGACGATGCTACGCTGGACGCTGGCGAATATGAATTGTCTGATACGCCGGGAGATATTGTAGATGGGTTGCCTCTTGGCGACTCGTTTATTATTTACAAAGAAGATTCTATTTATGTAATGAACTATGTAGGAACACCTTACATATTTTCATTTAAGTTGTTATCACCTACAATCGGCGCATTGTCAAAGAACGCTATTGCAGAGTTTGAGGGCGGTCATTTCTTTATCGGCAACTCTGATTGCTATGTATGTAATGGCCAGACTGTCACTGCCATACTGCCCAATCGTATGCGTCGAGCCATGTTTGATACGTTGAACGGCGACAACTACGAAAAATGTTTTGTTGCGGCTGATTATGTGCGTAACGAAATGCTTGCTTGTTTTCCTAGCGGTAGTTCTTCTGTAGTAGACAAGGCGCTTATATGGAACTGGAAAGACAATACTTTGTCGTTTAGAGATTTGCCTGATACCTCGTTTATCAACAGTGGCATTATTGATATTACTGCTGGCTCTACATGGGATGCTAGCACGGAATACTGGGATACTGGCTCTGGTGCATGGGGCGAAAGAAATTACGACAACGTAGTTAAAAATCTTGTGTTTGCAGATGTTACAAATACTAAAATGTATCGTGATAACTTTGGTAACAAAAACAATACCGCAAACATGACGGCTTATGTAGAGCGTACAGGCATTGACCTTAATGATCCTCAGTCTGTTAAGTTTGTATCTGCTGTATATCCTCAGATTGAGATAAGCGGAGACAACACAGTAAATGTTTACATTGGTCGCCAAATGTCTACCGAAGAAGGCGTTACATGGGAAGGCCCAGTAGCGTTTAATCCTAACAATCAATCTAAGGTATCGTGTCGAGTTAGCGGTAAATACTTTGGTATTAAAGTAGAGTCAACTACAGATGTAGATTGGAAACTCCATGGAGTATCTTTTGAGGTACAACAGCGAGGCATAAGAGGGTCAAGGGCGCATGGCTAATGCACCATCAAAGGTTGTAAAGTCTGTAAACCGCTGGACTCCCAACCCCGCTCCATCCAGTAATGAGAAATTATCAGACTATCTGTTCCATGAACTTAACAGACTGTCAGATGTTATCTTTAACATTGACGTTATGCGCCTTGAAAAGACTCATCGTGACCCATCTGATAATGATGGCAAGCCTAGAGATGGTGATATAAGATACGCCGATGGCAGTGATTGGGAAGAAGAGGGTCAAAACCTATATTACTATAACGGAACGCAGTGGATACCGTTAGGCGGTGGAGGTGGCGCTGGAGACTACGGTCAGTTTTACGATACCACTAATCAAATAGCGGCATCTATTAACACTGGTCAAGGAGTAGAGTGGGGTAATACTGCATATTCCAGAGGTGTAACTGTAGATGGGTCAGACTCTACCAAGATTAATTTTTCTAATAGTGGTAAATACTACATAGATTTTACTGCAACTATTCATTCAGAAAACGCCAGTTCTAAAGAAATTTACTTTTGGCCTGCAATAGATGGTACTGATATTGCTAACTCTGGAATGGTGCATACGTTG